CATTTACAGATTCTTTTTTCTTCTTCTTTGGATCGTATCCGTTTGCAAATGCCGCTTTACGTTGTGCATCACTTTTGAATCCTTCTTCCATATCGTCCATGTCCTGGTGTCTTCGGTAGTCTGCTACAAAGTCTTTAATTTGGTCTCCACTCATATAACGCACTAGTTCGTCAAATACAGAATGGTCTGGACAATCTAATTCGTCACATAATTGATAGATAGGTTCTGCAAACTCACCTACTGCTTCTGTTAATTCTTTTGCTTTCATTTTTGTCTCCTTAGATTCGACCTTTGCTCCTGTTTTAGGGTCTATTTTTATTTTTTTGTTATCTCTAGTTGCTAATGTAATAGGTTTAGTTGGATCTTTGTCGTCCATACCAACAACTCTTAAAGAATCATTCTTTTTAATATTAACATTTCTTGTAACTTGTCCTGTTTTAGGATCTTGTGTTGGTGCCATGTTTTGTGCTAATGAATCTTGATCTACTTGATCTAATTCATAACCTAAATCGTCCATGTCTGTATCTGCTAAACTTCCAGGTCCTGCTACACGTTGAGTACCTTGTATTGCACCCATTGCATCATTGTTTTGTCCAGCACCCATACCTCGTTGTACATTGCCTTTAATTTGACTTGCAATATTACTTAACGCACCGCCTACTTTTTTAACTGCACCTGTAGCGGCCGCTGTCTTGCCTGAAATTTTATTCTTTACTGCATTTTTTGCTTGTTGGTAATCATCATAACCTTTAGCAGTTTGTGTTCCAACATATGAACCTGCTTGTCCAACTTTGTTAGCAGTGTTAGCGGCGCCTCTATATGCACCAGTAGTTTTAATAGCATCGCCTGCCATACCAGCACCTTTACCCATCTTACCAATTGTGGGTTTCATTTTATTTGCAGTGCCTTGTCCTAATGCTCTAACAGTACTAATTAATTCATCTAATCTTTCGTAGTTTGATTCTTTTAATGCTTCTGTAATAGTAAACATTTCTTTAAGAGGTAACGATCTTAATTGATCAACATCTTGATCTGTTAATTCGTAATGTTCTCTTAACCTTTCAAAGGTATTTGTTAATTTAAGATCCATTATCTTCTCCTTAAAGACTTATTCATTTTTTGTACACGTTTACTATACGGGTTCATTTTCATAGTTCTTCTACGTTTGAACGCCATACGTTTACCATACTTTGCTTTAACCTTTTTGAATGCAAATCTTTTTTTCAAATCAATCGGTTTTGAGCATTGTCCTGGCTTTGATACAACTCTGTTCTTACGTGGTCCAGCCATGCATCTAAATTTTTGTACAATCTTATTGCCTGATCTGGCCCAAACTCTACGGCTAGATTCAAGAAAATTTGTTGCAGTTACTGGCTCATATAAGTCATCAATTTTCATATATGTATTTATCAATACAGTTTAAAAAAAGACTAATAGAATCAAATGGAATAAGTGTTAAAGATTTAATTAACTATTGAAAATGAATGTAATAACAGAACCAATAATTACAGTGATAAATGTGCCCATTGCCCATATAATCATTTTTTCTAATTTTGTAATATTTCTGTTATTTTCTTGAACGTTTAATAGGATTTCGTTTTTTTGACCATCTATTTTTTGGTCTAGTGATGAGTGGACATTGTCTATTTTGGAATTGAGTTGCACCCATCGCTCTGCTTCAATAGCAATGTGTGCCTCGAGATTTTCTTTCTCGATATCGTAAGTTGGAATAATATCTCTCATTGTCTTTGGATCGCTCATAACAAAAGTATTTATATAACTAGGGTCTGTTTAATATATGTATTTTTAATGATTTTGTCTGTAGTGTTCAACATATCAATTTTTTTACCAATCACTGGTGTATTACTAATTGCTCTATACGCCAGGTCAACATTTATAACTTTATCGCCTTCAACTTTAAATTTAAAAGTCCAAACTTTTTTCCTACCAGTAAACTTACTACCAAACTGATGTTTCTTTAAGTCCTCAACTTTACTAGTTGGGTCTGAGTCGTACATGGGTTGAACACTTAAACTAATACCATTTATTAGAGTGTTAAAATTCTTTGTTGTAACATCAGTACGTTTTTGAGTGTTTGTGATATTAACTAATGTGTAAAGCGTAAACTCATGTACCTTCATACAAATATTTAGTCAAAAAGAAAGGGGGCGAACCCCCTTTCTAATTATTCTGTATATACTAAGATTAGTATGCGAAATCTGCTACAGTTACATCTGGGTCACCTGAAGCCGCTCTTACTGCCGCTTGTAGTTGTGCCGCTGTTGCACCGTTGTTTTCGATTGCAAATCTCCAGCCGCCAGCCGCCGCTTCACCAATAATTACTACTGTTGAAATTGACTGTAAGCCTTGTACTGCATCTTTTAAGTATGCCGCTTGTGAAGCATCTGTTGATGCGTCTCCAAGTGTGAAATGTGATAATGAGCCAGCGATGAATTGAGCATCTGCCGCTACTGCACCTGTTGTTGCTACCATGGGATAATCCTCCTGTATAAAATTTATCCGTAATTAGCACGAATGCTAATTGTTTATAAAGTTATTTATCAAATTTAGGTGATTTTTATTACTTTAAGAAGCGTCCTGCCGCAAAACCAGCGGCCGCACCTAATGCTGGATAAAGCATGAATCTTTTTGCCGCACTATGGCGTTTTCTGTTGCTAATATCCGAACTACTAGGCTGTTTCTTTTCCATATCTACTGAACCAGTGTCTATGTAACTTCTTTCTTTTGCAAAATTAGCAAGAATAGGTCTTAATTCTGACATAGGAAATCTTGCTCTTAATGCTTGTAATAGTCTAGTAACAACACTAATACGTTGTTGACTACTTAAATTATTCCAATCAGCACCCATACGTCTTACTGCTTTGTACTGAGGATTATCAATTTTAAGTTGTCTTTCAAGTTTAAACAAATATGTATTATCAAAGTTAAAGTTTAATTCTGTTTTTAAGATACCATTCATAAATCTTTTAAACATCATAATATCAAATCTAAAGTTCTTAAACAACGCATCTGATTCAACTTCGTCGCCAACTAATTTTCTTAATGTAGAACCATCTCTAACTACACTAGCCGCCATATATAAATCTGTACCACTACTTCTAAAACTTGAAAAATTACCATTTGATAAAGTTTTTCTAGCATATGTAGAAGCGGCACTAGCATAACGAAAATCGTTTTTAAACACAACTAAAATAATACTATACAAGAAAATAATGTCTGCCGCATCACGAGCATTGTAACGTGAAATTGCACTCTTACTTCTCATAAGTTTACTTTCAGAAAGTTCATTAATAAAATTAAATTTGCTTTCTTTTTCAATAGGCATTTCATGACCACCTTGCATAGCGGCATATTGTTCTAATGTATATTTTTCATCTTTGCTCATACTATTATTTACCTAGTTAAACTTGTCTGCTTTTGGCTTCGAAAAGTTCTTTGCACTAAAATCTAGTCTATCAACAATCTTAACTGCATCGCCCATTCTATCAACTGCTACAAATCCTTCTGCAGGTGATACTTCATAACCACTTTCTGTTTCTACAAAACTTTCAATGTTATCAAGTGCGTCTAATTTTCTTTTGATATTATTTTTAATTTCTGTTATAATTACATAAATTTTATATATCTTTTCTAACTCATTTTTGTTAGCAGTAAGGTATTCTGTAAGATTGGAAATTCTATCTAATCTAGTTTTAACACTTTTACTCTCTGGATCCTGATTCTTTAATTTAGATATTTCAACATCAACTCGTTTCTTATACCCATCAAGTAAATCAGCATACATTTTCTGGGGGTCTTGTTCAATACGTGGAGTTGGTTCTTTAATGTATTTGTTAATTTGAATTTTTATACTGTCAATTACATTAGGTTTACCTATGTCAGGTAGATTAGATAGTACTCCAAAATCAACACTGTCAACACTTTGTTCAACTGTATTAATTAACTCATTAATTTTTTTAGATTCTGTTTTTGTAAAGTTTGCTATTCCTGAATAGTCTTTAATAATTGCATCATCAAACCAAACGTTAGATGTTTTTGTTAATTCACTGCTATCAAAACCAAAAGTAGCATTCATATTTTCAATACTATCACCTTCATAACTTGTATGCCATACTACACCAACTTCTGCATTTTGCATCTGTCTAGCAATATCACTACCTTCTGGTACTGCATACGTTAAGGTATTTGGTTTAAAAGTAATATACTTCTGACCAGATATGTTTTTGGCTTCAAGATCTCCTTTAGCCCAAAGCATATCACCTTGCAACACACCTTTAATATTCAATTCTTTTAAATACTTTAGTGCAAACTTTAATTTTCTGTTTAAGCCATCTGCCTCATGATTATTATCTATATCTTCAAATGATTTGTTAAGTTTTGCATCTACATTAAATACGCCTTTTGTGCCTACAAAGAATTTGCCATCTGAGGGATCAACACCAGCAAATATAGCAGGTGCACCGTCCCATTTAGTTGTAATTTTTACATCGCCGTTTGAATTACCTGCAAGTAATCCTAAAAGTCCTCTAAGCATTTGTACAGACTTTGATATACCTGCTTGGCCTAAATTTAAAATTTCATCTTCAACGTGTTCTAAATGTGTATTTTTGCTTGACTCAGCAAGTTCAGATCCATGAAAAGGATTCTGTTTTCTACGAGGTTTTCGTGGACCACGATGTCTGTTTTTATTAACATCGTTTAATATTATTTCATTTATTTTCATCTAATGTTCTCTGTACTGCTTTAGTAAATTTCTCAGGGTTTCTAGATCTAATAGCATTGAAAAGTTTACGTTCGAGTATCTTTTCTTGTTCTTCAGAGAAGTTTTCATTAACAAATTCAAATAAGTTAATGGCTGATGATATAAGATGATTGGCTCTGCTTTCAACCAACAATGATTTATTCTTTGTTTTTGAAATGGAGTCAATTTCAGTTAAAATACTTTTAATTTTCATAATAGTAACCCTGGTTTGTTAATATATTTATCATTAAGAGTCTATTTTATTAACTCAACTTTTTGATTAGTTTCTGTAAACTAGCACCTTTAGCAATAAAATCGTGGTCTTCAGGGTCACTTTGTAAAGGTTTACTTACGTTTGATGTTTTATTTAAATTACTTAAACTATCATAAATTTGATCAGATCTGCTTTCATGTTGTTCTAATTCTTCTTCAGTAAAGTCAGTAATTCTTAATGTAGATTGATCAAATTTCAAGTTTATTCTAGTGCCAACACCACTACTGCTTCTTGTTTTCATGAACTGTAACTGATACTGTCCACGTTCACGCATTGGACCACTAGTGTAAATACCCATAACATTATCAGCAGTATTGATCTTACTAATACCACCACTAATATGGCTATGATCAAACTCTACCTCTTCAACACTTGCTCTGTTTAACTGCGAAGCAGTAACAAACAATACGTTTAAGTCCTTTGCCAAAGAACGCATTTCTTCAGATACATATTTGTCTTTTACAAACAAATCACTTGGACTAACACGTCTATCATTTGGCATCATCAAATCCATATAGTCAATTACTAATGCATCTGCTTTAATACCTGTTTGTATTTCATACTCTTTTAAAAATGCTTTCAAACTATTTGCATTACTACCAGAACCCATATATGTTATTTGCAAGTTACCTGCTTTTTTACCTGCCATTTTAACTTTTAAATTAACATCTTCTAAGTTTTTAAATATGTCTTTACTTGGCGTACCTGTAAGCATAGTATCTAATCGCATACCAACAAGTTCTTCGCTCAATTCAAATGTTACATATACAACATTTAATCCTGCTAATGCCCAATTTAAACTAAGATTTTGTAAGAATAAACTTTTACCACTACCACTACCACCTGCAAATATATTCAGTTCACCTTTGTTAAATCCACCAAATAATTTATCATCAAGTGTTTTCCAGCCTGTACTATTCTGCCCATTACTATCTTTAAGTAGCATAAGCCTTGCTTCTGGATCTTCAAAATAATCTACACCTAAGTTTTTAGGCAATCCTACTTCACTTGCTTCTTTAACACGTTTCTCAACTAAATCATAGTTGCCTTTTTCAATATCTTCTGCACTAGTTAAAATTGCTTTTTCAAGACTCTTGTATTTAGAAAACTCTTGAAACTCATCTAAAAACCATTCACTGTGTCTTGCAACATCTACATTTTCTAAGTCTACATTAACACCATGTGTTGCTTTAATCTGTTCAACTGTTGGAAGTACTTTATACTTGTCACTGTATTCTATAATCATATCAACAATGTCTCTGTTCTTTCCAGAAAAGAATTCACTATTAATAATATTTTGACAGCGAACATAAAGTTCACCATCTTTAATCATAAATCCAATAAACAAATCTTCTAATTCTTTAGTATAATTTTTCATAGTTTTTCAAAGTACCTATTTTTTAATATCTCAATTTTAACTCTACTACTTATTCTATTTTCAACTAGTTTTTTTACAACATAATGTTTGCCTAATGCTAATACTGCATCATTAAGATCTTTATGCTCCCACTCTGGAAAACTTACTGACCAACCATTTCTAGTTGCGTGTTCTACTAGTCTTTTACCTGCTACATCTCTATCAGGTACAATAATTTTTTCAGTTCTAAATGTATTCAAATATTGTGCCTGTTGTTTATTACAGTATACACCACATAATGCTAAACAATCAATAGCCATAGCATCAAATGGACCTTCTGTAATTAATGTGAACTTTCTTTCTTTATTATATACACTATTAAGATTATATAAAAAGTTAGGTTGCTTATCTGTATAATATTTAGGAACACTATCAGGCAAATTTTTGTCTATGTGTCTTGCTGTCCAGCCAACAATTTTATCTTTCCAACGATATGGAATAATTACTCTGCGATTTAAGTTTGCTCTATTACTATCACTAACATAAAAATCACTAGTATCTGTAAAACCTCTATTATGCAGATAAGCAAGGTGCTCAGGATATTGATCACTTATAAGTGAAGAAGATTCTGGAAGTGTTCTTTTATCAAATTCTAATTTTGTAAAAGTTTGCTTTTCCTCTAGTATAGTTGAAATTTCTTTTTGTTTAAGACTCAAGACTTTAAACTTGTTAATTTCAGTACTATCAACATTTAGAGCTTGTAACAAATCAACCATTTTAACAGTCAACACTTTTCCTTGTTTATAACTTGCTTTGTATCCACAGTTAAAACAATGGTAACTAATAGTTGTGTCGCTGGTTTTAAAACCACCTCGCTTTCTAGTATCTGGTCGCGACTGCCCTCGCTTTATACACATAGGACAATTAGTAGTTGACCACCCACTCGGAGTTTGTCTACCACCTATTTTACCATTTATAGCCAGACTGATATCGTTGATTAGCATAGTATTACTATAACTTATTGTGTGTGTTTTGTCAACTAGTTTCTAACAAGTATTTTTGTAAGTGTGCCGGCTGTAGTAGTGTAGTAAAAACGTAATTTTCTAACATTAGCCTTAATATTAAAAGGCTCAATACCTGTAGAAGCAGTATAATTTACAAAATTATTTGGTCCTCTAATTGGTATTGGAAAGAAATCTGAACCTACTGGATTGTCTTGTAGCGAGCCTTCTACATAAACTGTTCCTGTAAATCCATCTGTGTACACTGCAATAGTATGTAAACCGGTAGTGTAGTTTTTATCAGCGGCCGCATCTACAACATTAGAAATAAATCTTTGCGGTGTTTGTGAATCACCTGTAAATGTATCTGCAACACCAGTAACTAATGGTTCTGGCATAATACCGTCTAATAGTTCAACAACAAATCCTGCTGTTTGCCCAATATCACCAAATAACAAACTTTCATCTGATGTATTATCGTCAGTCATTTTTACTGACATTTTGTACAAACCTGCATCTAAATTAGCAGTATCTGCATATGTTAATAGTACTTCAGCAAGTCCGTCTGTTGAATTTGTAACAGTTACAGGCTTTCTGAATACTAGTGAAGTATCAATAGGATTGATAAAAAATGCTTCTAATGTTTTATTAGTAGCAGTAAACGGTCTACGTTTATTGTCAAACATTTTTATTTCAATATTATTGTCTATACCTCTATGTATTTTAATTGTTTTATCATTCATTGGCTCACCTAATCGAGATGCATCTTCTCGTATCATTAATTGTACTTTATCGTTAAAACTGTATGCTTTAGTGTAACTCATAATTATATTTATCATAAACTACCTAATGCATTTTTTTGGCGAGAATGATCGGTAAATACAATTAATGGAAGAACAAGATATTAAAGATTTTCAAGAAAAATTTCCCTTTTTAACAGGAATAAATTACGGTGGTAAGGAACACGTTGGTATAGTACAAAACTATAACAATCAACTAACTACAATATACGATTTTAATAAGTTAAAAACAGAAGAACACAAACAAAGATTTCTTGAGATAGGCGACACATGGTGGTGGGAATCAAATAGGATTGTACCTATTAATATATTTCTGCCTAATGAAATAGAACACTTTAAGTACTCTTTGTGTCATATGATAACCAAAGATGTTGACGTAATCTTTGGACCGGTTATTAGTCTTAATAATATTGCTAAAAAACGTATCAAACGTAGAAGTATACAATTAGTAAGAAAAATAGATTAACGTATTATTTCAACTTCATCTTCAGTCATAATAACAACTCTAGCACCGCATGATAGTATAGGCTTTTCATTACCGCCATACATTACTGTACTAGGTCCGTTTAATTTAACTTCATGACAGTATGTATTTTTCTTACCTTGCTTAACTGTTATAACAGGTTCATCTGTACCATGCTTTTTATTGGCTCTTATTTTATGCTGATTCACGTGAATGTATGTTTTAGTCATTTTGTAATCCTTCGCATATTAAATTCATTTGTATTACTACGGCATGAGCATATGCTATTGCATGAGCCTTCTTAAAGTAATAAGCACCATCACTTGGTTTTATCCAAACCTCTTTCATTATCACTGGCCATGTCTTTCCTATCAGATGTCTCTTTGCTGGTCGTATCATTGCTAGTACTGCCGCTAGTTGCTCTATATTCTTCGGTTGTGTCTGTTTTAGCACTGAACTGTGTTCTCCTACGTGAAACAAGTTGTTGCTGAAGTCTGGCTCTGTAAGTAGATCCCATAATGGCTCCTGTTTAAGTAATTTATTAAGATGATCCTCGGATTGGATATCTTTATACAACGAAACATTAAGAATATCTAATTTAAAATATCCTCTATCTTCTGCTTCTTTGTAATTCACTGAACTAGTATTTGTAATTGGATTTACTGGAATATCTGTAAAGTAAACACCTGTATTGTGTTTTTTCAACCCATCTAATGATGCATTACAACTGTCAAAATGTTTTAACACTTTGCGTCTATCAGCAACATCAATATCAATATCAGGTAGTTTTAATTTAACAGCCATTTTCCGTTGTTCCAGTTTCGTAATCATGCATTGGGTCTTCAACAACTTCCACTTCAGGATGTATTCGATCCATTACAACTAGATTATTTAATTGTTGTTTTTCAGGTGTATCAATATAAACTAAATCTATCATTGCTGTATTTGCTAATACTGTAGCACCAAATTCTTCACATAATGTTTGACTTGCAAGTAAACTTCCACCAGTAGCAACTAAATCATCTGCAATAATAACACGACTAGTATGCCCTAGTATACCTTCTTGTAACTCAATAGTATTAGTTCCATATTCAAGTTCATAACTTTGTTTTTTAGTATTACCTGGATATTTAGAATTTTCTTTTCTAATCATTACAAACGGTAACATCATTTCTTGTGCTAACGCACTACCAAGTACAAAGCCTCTGCTTTCAACTCCAACAATATGTGTTGGATATTTAATATGTCTATCTCTTTCTAATCTTCTAGCAAGGCTTTCCACCATTACATGAAATGCAGGACTTGCAAATACACTATTTAAATCATAAAAGTTTATACCAGGCTTTGGATAGTCTGGAATAGTTCTACATAAATCAACTACACTATACATTGACTTTCTCCTTATAAAGATCAATAATATTTTTTTGCATAAGACCTGTCATAAAGTTTTCAATAGCATCTTCCACATAGTACATTGAATGATCGCTATAATCAACTAGTCCTAGCATTTTATTATCTTCATAAAACTCAACATAGACTTTATCGCCTACTCTTTTAATTTTTGTATCTCTATTTTCTAACATCATAAACCAGCCTCCTTTAGTATTTCAGTTAGTACTTTTACATCATCTGGATTTTTATCAAATCGCTCTGTCCAAAATCTTGGAGAAATCATATCAAGTACAATTTTTAAATGATCGCCTTCAAACGTTCCTAATCTTTCTTTACCGCTATCACAAGCAAAAATAATCCACGGACTTACTCTACCTGTTTGTATCCAATATGCTAATTCATTGTTGTTTGCAAGTTTAAAAAAGTCTGTCCAATGCTCATGTGTATTTCTTGACCATTTTTCCATAAACTTTATACTTCTTTCAAGTGCAACGTCATAACTTTCTTTTCTAACATATTGTTTAATCCATAAAACATATGCTTCATTTTTTGTCCAGTCATCTAATTTTACACCAAAGTCAATTAAAAAGTCAACAAAATCAACAAAATTTAACACCTGTAAATCATAACAAAACTTACCAAATTTTGTAAATGCAATATAATATTGACTTTTTGCAAACTCATCAAATGTTTTAGGTTGTTTAGATGCTGTCGCTTTATCGTAAAATCTTTGAAAAGCACGATACCCTAACTGTACCCACTTTTCACTTTGCATCATGTGTCTACGTTTTTGTTCGCACATATGTACACTGAGTGTTCGCTCAGAAGTGAAACTCCTTTCACAATACTTACATTCATGACTTTTTTCGTTTACCACGTTTACGTTTTCCAAAAAGTTCGTCAAGTTGCTCATCTGTATATCCTAATTCTCTAGCAAATTGTTTCAATTCATCATCTGTATTCAAACTTAATAACAAATCCAACTCATCATCTTTGATAGTTGGAAAAGCATCTGCTAGAAATTGTTCTTTGTTATTTAATTTTTTCTTGGCATTTGGTGTTCCTACCCATTCGCCTTTATAAGACATATTAGCACCAATACCACATAATGCAAATAGTTTCCAACGTAACTCTGGATGTTTAGATACACAACTCCAATCTACATTTACAAGTTCATTAAGCATTATAATATAATGCTCTTTGTATTTACTCGGACAACTCATCCAACGTTGTAGCATCCAGAACTCTTGTTCTATTTTCTTTTTGCCTTCATCGTTAGTTTTATCATACAAGTCAAATCTTTTTTTGTTTGCAGAAGGAATTATGTCTTTAAACAAATCCATTACAATAAATGTCCTACGTCAATTACATCTGGTATTTGATTTGTGTCTTTAACAAAATACGAACACGGACTATTAGGTTTATCTGTTAATGGCATTGACAAAATATGTCCATGTTTAAGTTTTGGAAAATACCATTTAATTTCTTGAAAAATATTTGTAATCTGTACTTCTTTATAATCTACCATATAGCCAGTAAGCGGATTAAACACTGGTGTTTGAAATCCTCTATCATTTAGATTTGTAAGTGGCATAATTTCTAACATACCTTGATCAGGATCACCTGCAAGTATATTCCAATCAATTGGCATTGTTACTTCGTTACCGCCTATATTCATAACTATTGCCGGAGCACTAAAACTTTCTAAAAATATTAGTGGAATAAAAAAGAAATCCATATGATTCGGATCTGTACAATCTAATACACAATATCTAATATCATCGATTACTTCTGGCAAGTCATTTAATGAGAATGGCTTGTTTTCGTTTGTTAAAATTTTCATTGATTCTCCCATTTAAGTTTCTCTATTGCAAATGGATATTGTGCTTCTTTGTAAAACTTTTTTCTTTGTGTTAAATGTCTTTTACTATATTTACAACTACTTGTAATATCCCATATTTCTACATGATCTTTGTCTTCTGCTTTTCTAATACCTCTTCCTATTGATTGGATAACCCTAACAAATGACTTGCCAGGTTCAACAAGGACCAAATTAAATATACGTGGAATATTAATGCCAACACTAGCAACACCGTATGTAGCCACGATAATCTTTCCTTGTGCGTCTTTAACTTCGTCGTAGTGTTCCTTTCGGGAATCAACATCTGTTTCTCCACTAATAAAAACTGCTTCAGGTATATTTTCTAATACTAATTGTCCTGTTTTTATCCTATCAACTAATATCAATGTATTACCACTTTCATTTATACCTTTGAACATTTTGCTCATAAACTTAACACGATCTTCATCTGTAACCAAATGTTTAAGTTCACTAGCATAGTTACCAAAATCATAATTGTCTTGTAACTGTACAATATTAACATTACAGTTACTTAACACTCCTTGTTCTTGAAGTTCATGTGCAGATAATGAATTTACAACTTGTCCTAAACTAGCCTTTAAACTAGTAAAATCCGCCTCGTCTTTAGGGATAGTACCTGTTAGTCCCCAACGTAGCGGAATATCTGCAAAAGGCCCTGTAAGCAACGTTTTAAGTACGTCTGCTTTAGCCTGATGAACTTCGTCTATTATAATACATATAACATTTTCTATGAAATCTGTCAACGGAAAAGGTGCTTCGTTTTTCTTTGACTTCTTATGTAGAATGTTTAAACTTTGCCAAGTACAAATAGTGTGCATTTTGCCAAGTTCTTTTCGATCACCATAATATACACCAACGTCAAGTCCTAAATTAACATAGTCTTCTTCTGTTTGTTTTACTAGACTTTTGTTAGGAACTACAACAATAGTTCTACCATACGGTTCACACTTTTTACTTAATACGGCTGTAACAAGTGTTTTGCCGGCACCTGTTGCTACTTCTTGTAAACACTGAGGATGTTCTAAAAACTTATTAACAATATCAATTTGATAGTCTCGTAATACCACAGGTTGTCCTGCTACAGGATGACCTACTGGCCAAGTTTTATCTGCAAATGTACTTTCATCAACAAGTTCAAAATCAAAATTTTCTTTATGTTCTCTACGATCATCAATATCAATTTCATAACCTTCTGCTTGTACTATTGGCAATACTTTATCTAATAAATTTAAATATGTTCTACCAGCAATGTCACAGAATCTTACACACCCGTCCCATCTACCTAATTTATAAGCAGGCATATGATATGCATAGGGTAGCATAAATTTTAATGAGTTAGAAATCTTACGTCTAGTTGCAGGATCTAGTCCTTCAAATTTAACGTTCACTTCATCTCTTATGATCAGAGTTGCTTGTTTCATATGTACAGTATAACGTAATTTGCATTAAAAGTCAAATTCAAACTGACGAGGATCTTTAGATTTATAATGCTCTGAATGCTCAAGAACATCATCAATATCTTCAGTTAAAGGATTTGCAATACCTGCAATCCTGTCAATGCTTTGCCTAATAATATTACAGCCAATAGTTACATCTGTAATAAATCTTTGATCATTAGATGAAACCGGATAGCCTTTTTCAGTACATTTTTCAAAAATATACATTTGACAATGTTCAACTATGCTATCAATAAACTTTTCATCTTCTGTTAAAAATTGTTCTTTTTTCTTTTCTGCGAAAGTTTCAAAACTTACAATGTTATCATCAGTCATATTACCCTCTTTTTTCTGAAATAATATCTGCTAGTCCATACTCGACTGCTTCGGTTGCTGACATAAAATTATCACGTTCCATGTCTTGCTTTAAAATTTCTGTAGACTTTCCTGTATGTTTTGCATACACATCTAACAATGTTTCTTTCCATCTCATAAGTTCTTCAACTTGGATCTGTACATCTGTTGCTTGACCACTAGCACCGCCTAAAGGCTGATGTATCATGTGTCTTGCATGAGGCAACATATAACGTTTACCTTTTGCACCTGCACAAGAAAGCAAACTGCCCATACTAGCGGCTTGGCCCATTACAATAGTAGATACGTCAGATTTAATATACTGCATTGTATCATAAATTGCCATACCAGAAGTTACTGCACCGCCGGGACTATTAATATAAAGATTAATGTCTGCTTCTGGATTTTCGCTTTCTAAAAATAAAAGTTGCGATACAATTAAATTTGAAATTGTATCATTTACAGGTCCGTTAAGCATAACGACTCTGTCTTTAAGTAAACGTGAATAGATGTCGTAACTTCTTTCACCTTTACTAGTTTGTTCAATAACTATTGGTACCATCATAATTTATTCTCCATCTTTAAAGGTTGTTTTTTGCCAGGTAAATGGAGTATAAATTGCACTATTTGCACCGTGCTCACTACACTCTACACTTTCGCACCAACAACGGTCTCCCGTTTGTTCGCGAACTAATTTATCTGCAAAACGCCAGGCGTGTTCTGCAAATTTTTCTGCACCTACACCATCTAATTGTGTAATTTGTGCAAGTCCTTTTGTTTCAAGTAATAATAAATCGTCTTTCATTGGATCATTAATATCAATTACTGTTTGATGATCAAATGTATCTTCAAGCCATTTCTTAAGTGGTTTAAGGCCACCAAAATCTACTGCCCAATTTCTATGATCTAAGTCACTAGCACCAAATGTAAATTTAAATGCTAAACTATATCCATGCAAAAATCTGCAATGCGAATGGTCTGCGTGTGGTTGACGGAACACTGCACTTAATCCAATGTTGTGTCCGTATGTTTTTGTACTGTAGTATGCCATATATTATTACCTCAATAATTTTTAAAAAAGTTAATTTCACTATCTTCAAGTCCGGCAACTCGAAGTTTAACTATATTATTAACTTGAAATTGCTTTGCGTCAAGTCCTTTCATTAGTCCTAAGAACTTATTTCTTAATAAACTAAATTCGTTAATAACTTTTTGTAAATCAACTACTTCTGATTCACCGTCAACATAAAATTGTGCATCTCTGCTACTGAGTTGACGATTATAATTTTCAATGTATTTCTTAAATGTTGCAGAACGTGTTTTTCTTAGTTCTATGTTTAAGTATTCTAGTATTCCTTCAATTTCCTGTAACTGGTTAAACCGCAGTTCAACAACACTAGGAAGTTTAGCACTGGCCTTTTCAATTGAACCTGCTAATGCTATATCTTTCCTAGCCTCTAATATCTCACCTTCATAGTATTCAATACAATCTGGAAGTTTAGATATGTTGCCTGAAACTGCGGTGTACCAATCACTCATCAAAAAACTCTTCGTTATACTCTTCGATTAGTTCTTCATCTTCTTGAAAATGTTGAGATAACCAAAAATCTAAATAATTATCATTACCCATAATTTCTTTTAAGTCATCAAGATTTTCATTAGAATCATAGATTTTGATAAAATGCTCTGCCGCATCCATTCTATCTTTCTTTTGTATATAATTGATAGCAGATTGCCACAACTCTAAAAACATTTCTGTAGACATTGTTTTCCTTTAGTTTTGAGCTTCTTGAACTTCTAACTCGACATCAACTTCATCATGCTCAAAGTCTTCTTGTTCTTCAGCCATTATTTTTTGTTTATTACCGAACTCTTGCATAACGACTGCATATTGATCGGGACCCCAATTCTTACGGAACTCAAGAATTTCTTCACCGCTATTTGTAATATATTTGTATCTATTACCTTGCTTTGTGATTAGTTTCTTACTTTCCATAAACTCAAATAGACCACTGTAAGGATTCATTCCTGTTTCATAAGGAATTTTAACTTGTACGCCTTCAAAAGGTTTAGCATATCTAGTTTTCATAACTTTCATTGCCGCTCTAATACCACGTACATCAGTTACTTTATTTCCTTGATCGTCTTCTTTAAGTTTTAGTTTTCGCATTGCAACAACAATACTACTTGCATAGATAAAGCCTTGTCCGCCTGATATCTTATCATCTGGATCAAACATATCTTGTGATGCATATGTGTGGTTAGTCGCAACAAGTCCTACTGGATATGGTGCAATTTGATTGACCATATTTCTTACTAATGCAGTTAGTGCTTTAGGTTTACGACCTAAGTCACCTTTTAAATCACCTGCTTCAAACTGTTTAACATCAGTAGGCGATAATAGCATACCAAGACTATCAATAACAAACAATACTTTCTGACATTCTTCATAAGGAAGTCCGTTATATTCTGCCTTGTATCCTTTCATAAAATCGCTCATAACTTTAGCAACATCATCAATCATACTTACGTTAATTCTAAGTAGTTTATCTTCATCTGTGCTAACACCAAGTGCATGGAGCCATGCTTCATCTAATGCATTTTCACTGTCCATAAGTACAACAAAAATACCTTCTTCTTGGGCGTGTTTAACTAGGTTACCACTGCAAACAAAACTCTTACCTGAGCCTGATTCACCTGCGAATACTGTTACTTTACCTAGAGGTACGCCTTTATTGAAATCACCACTAATTAAGTGATTAAGACAATAGTTACCTGTACTAATCCAATCTACTGGATCATGAAAGCCTACACTAATTCCATCAATACTTTTAGTAAGGCTGTTTCTTAACTTTGAAAAATCAAACGCTTTTACCATAAATTACTCCTTATATTTAGATAGAGTAGGGGGACTATGCCCCCTTACTCATTTAAGACTGGTCTTGAGTCTTCTTCTGTCTAATCATTGCCAGAATGTCTTCTGCTTTTGGTTTGCCACCATCTTCATTAGTAGTTGCACTTGGTGAAGGAGGTTGAGGTAGTGCATCTTCCTCTGCTTTAGGTGGTGTTGCAGGTGCCGCAGGAGCCACTGGTTGACTGACTGCAGGCTGACTAGCCGGTTGACTCTGAGGAGTTGCAGTCGTACCCGGTGCAGGAGCATCTATGCCATATGGCCTAAAGTACTCACCCCATTTAGATACATCATACAACTGTCCATCAACACTTGCTTCAAACATATCCTTAATTACTTCTAACTCAGTAGCACCTGGCTTCTTAGGTAAAAAGTCTTTAAGGTGGAACAGACCGTTCTTTTCAATTGCCTCTAACTCTACTTCGCTCAAAGTAC